AACTATTACTTTACCTAATGCTGATGCGTTTTTAATTGGAAGAGATACTACTGATACATTAACAAATAAGACAATTGCTATATCACAAGTAACTGAACTTTCTAATTTAACAGCAGCAGAAGGAGAGCAGTTGGAAAACATTGGCATTACAACAATTAATGCTACACAATGGGGATATGTCGGTGCTTTGACTGCTAATAAAGTAATAGATTGGACAAGTAGTAGTGCGGGAACAATTCATTCTTCTAATTATACAAATACTACATACAGCGTGGGAGATGGCGGATTAACTCAAAACAACTTTACTGATACTCTAAAGTCTAAACTTGATGGCATAGCATCATCTGCTAATAATTATACCCATCCTACACATGATGGAGATGATATAGACATTGACACAACTGCATTAACAGGTGCAACTGTTATTTCAGATTTAGACCTTAATATAACTACTGATACATTAGGACACGTTACGGATGCTAATGCTACAATAGCAACAAGAAACTTAACATTAGCAGACTTAGGTTTTACAGGAGATGCTGATGCTACTGATGATTTAACTGCGGCAGAAATTAGAACTTTAGTTGGAACAGGCAATGGTAATTTAGTTCCCGCAGCAGGTACATCAGGACATTTCTTAAAGCATGATGGAACATTTGGAGCGTTACCTGCTAAAATGTCCTTTACTGTAAGGGACAGTTCAGATACAGATGTTCTTATTCCTGATGGTAGATTTATTAAGTTTAATGAAGGTAATGGTTTAGATATTACTTTTACAGATACAGATACAGGAGATACAAATGACCCATTCGATTTAACTTTCAAGGTTGCTGATGATGGAATAGGAGCAGACCAATTAGCAAATACTGCTGTTACTGCGGGTTCTTACACTAACGCTAGTATTACTGTTGACGCACAAGGAAGATTAACTGCTGCTTCTAGTGGTAGTGGTGGTGGTGCTACTTCATTAAATGGTTTATCTGATGCAACAGTTACTTCCTTTGCTAATATAGGAGTTGGTGAGGGGGCTTTAGATTCAGTTTTAGCAGATAATGGTTCAAGAAACACAGGTCTTGGTTATGAAGCGGGAACTGCTATTACATCAGGAACAGGAAATACCGCATTAGGGTACAAGGCTATACACGCTTTAACAACTGATAATTCAAATACAGCAGTAGGATATGAATCAATGAAAGATGCTACTACTTCCCATTCAGTAGCAATTGGTAGAGATACGTTAAAGAGTGCTACTGCTGATTATGTAGTAGCAATAGGAAATAATTCTTTACTTGCTATGACTTCGGGTGCGGGAAATACTGCTGTTGGTTTTAATACAGGAAGATACATTACCGATGGTAATAGAAACACTTTAATTGGTTATCAGGCAGGTGATGGGTTTGATTCAGAATCAGATAACATAGCAATTGGTTATGATGCTTTAGGTGGCGCTGTTGCAGGTGGAGAAAAGAACGTAGCGATTGGAAACTATGCCGGAGATGCAATTACTTCTGCTGATAATTCAGTTTTTGTAGGTTATGAAGCGGGAAGCGCAAATCAAACAGGAACTACCAACACCACAGTTGGTTATCGTTCAATGTTACATGGAACAGGACAACAGAATGTTATGATTGGTGGAGAATCCGGTTATGGTTCAAGTGGTTCTTCAACAGGTAGTTACAATGTAATGGTTGGTAAAGAAGCGGGTTATGCTTATACTACTGCATCAAGCCTAACTCTTGTTGGAAAAGGTGCAGGTAGTTCAATTACCTCAGGAAGCGACAATGTAGCATTAGGGCGAAACAGCCTATATGCGGTAGTTGATGGTGTAAATAATATTGGTATAGGAAAATCAGCCGGAGATAACATTACTAGTGGAGATTACAATGTAGTAATTGGTGCAGCAGATGTACCAAGTGCAACAGGAGACAGCCAATTATCAATAAGTTCCGGTAATGGTGGAGTTACTTGGATTACGGGCGATTCTTCCGGTCATGTATCTCTTGGTAACTTTGAGTTTGACGCAGACCAAAGCGTAGGTTCAGACCAAGATAATTATGTTCTAACCTATGACCATTCAGACGGCCAAATTAGTTTAGAAGCCGCAGGTGGTGGCGGTGCTTCTGCTATTGGTGATTTATCAGATGCAATTACAACTGCTACCCAAAACGTAGGAATAGGTAGTGGTGCTTTAGATTCTTTAACTGCAAGTAGTGGTAATTATAATTCTGCATTAGGTGTTAATGCACTAACAGCAGTAAGTACAGGAGATTACAATGTAGGAATCGGAAGAGAAGCGGGCGCTGCATTACAAACAGGTAGTCAAAATGTATTCGTAGGTTCACAAGCAGGTGGAAATAGCGGTACAGATGCAGCACAAAATGTAATTGTTGGTTATCAAAGTGCATATAGTGCGACATCATTAAGTAATTCAGTAACATTAGGTTATGAAGCCGGAAAGTTCGGTATGAAAAGTGCATCTAACAACATAGCAATAGGACATAGTGCTATGAAAGGTAGTAATGCAGACAGTACAGGTGCTAACTATAATCTAGCAGTTGGAACAGAATCATTAGAAGCAATTACAACAGGTGATAATAATACTGCTTTAGGATATAAATCAATGGAAGCAACTACAACCGGAGATAAAAACGTAATGATAGGAAATTACGCAGGTGATTCATTAAGTTCAGGTACAGAAAATGTAGGAATTGGTTATGAAGCACATACAGGTGGTTCAGGCTTCTTTAACGTATCAGTAGGTTCACAAGCGGGTAAATTAATGACTACAAACTCTTATCAGACTTTAGTAGGTTATCAAGCAGGTCAAGCATTTAATGGCACTAATGCTAAGTTCAATACAGCAATAGGTTATCAAGCAATGGGTGGAGGGACTTCTTCACCACACCAAAATACTGCTTTAGGTGCGGGTGCTTTGTATAACGTAAATGGTGTTTCAAGAAATAACATAGGTATAGGTTATCAGGCGGGTGTAAATCAAACTGCGGGTAGTGGAAATATAATCATAGGTTCGGGTATTGATGTATCGTCAACAACAGGAAGCAGACAATTAAAAATTGCAGGTAATGATGGTAGTACTACTACTACTTGGATTGAAGGTAATAGTGATGGAATTGTATTGGGTGCATTAACACCACTATTCTTTGAAAGGGGGGGATTAAATTCTACAACAGTAGATATGAGAGTACCAACAGTTCAAAGTTCTACTGCTAATCCTAATGCCTACCCGATGCCATTTGCAGGTAAAGTAATGGCTGTTAGTTTCTTATTCGCAGGTGGAAGTATTACTTCAAATAGTAATGCTAATACTTGGAGATTGAGAACAAACGGTGCTGCTAGTGGTACTGATTTCTCATGGTCTTCTGATTCTTTAACTGAAACTAACACTAATAATTATACAAAAGTTGTAACAGGTTCAGATGTTGCTATGACATTTAATGCGGGTGATATATTACAATTTAAGAGAACGGCTAGTGGAACAAGTTTGAATAATGCACAAGCAATAGTTTGGGTGAAATATAACTTATGAG